GAATTTTTCCATCCCAGTGCTTGCTTCTAAATTGAGGCATGAACTTTGCACCAGGAACATCAAATGTAAATTGATCACTTAGTTCATATTTAATATGAGCATCACAATCAATCTTGAAATAAATTTCGTTCTTTTTACTAATAACTAAATCAGACATATTACATTCCTGCTTGGAATCTCAAAAAATCAATTGAATTTTTTATTTGGTAAGATCTATTGGAAATCATTTTTAAGATTTCTTCAAGATATTTTAATATTGTATCATAATAATCAATCTTAAGTAAGACTTTGTTTAATTCCTCATCTGCCTCAAGATATCTTGTTAAGGTTTCTTTGTCTCTAATTTTATATGGAAATGGATCTTCTTTATAGACTTCTGGATCTGCCTTTCCATTATAATAATTAGACCTTCCTAATTTTTTTGTTTTATATGTAATTAGTGATTGCTTTCTTAATAGTGATACATTGTTATAAATTTCATAATATTTTGAATGTAGTAGTGGAACTTTTAAAGACTCATTGTGTAAATCATCTATGTTAATTTCAGAGTCTTCTTTCCACATCATTTGAATTTCATCAAGAGAAATCATAAAGGAGTTCCTGTTGGGCTAACTATTTTATAGTAAGTATACTTAAATGTTACTTCTGCTGTAAAGTATTGAATATCAGTTTGAGTAGCATCAAACTGAAGAGTTGATAGGTAATAAGGAAACAGTCCTGTGTAAATTACCTGAGCATTTGGAACAAAATTGCTATTTAAAATTTGAAGAGTTCCATCAGACTCTTCATAAAATCTTTCTTCTAATGTTGAAGAATTATATCTAGTATCTTCATTTTGAAGATCCCTGTATTGCTCTAAACTATATGGAAATCCTAGTCCTCTCATCCAGTTCTGAATTTCCATGTAATTTTCCAAGTCTTCGTCCACCAAAAATCTCAAACTAAAATCTTCAAAATTCATTTTATCGCCAGGAATGTCTATGTTCTTTCCATAGCGAGTTTGAAGAGCAGTTCCTAACGTTATTGCAGGAATGTTAGCAGAGTTTGAAAAAAAATCTACTTTAGGTGCTTTTGCTAAAGTAAATTTAAACCCAAGTGGAGATAGAAAATTTCTATTTGTTACTTGAGTTTGCCAAGGACTTGTTGCCATTTTTTGAACTATTTATTCCATAAAAAAAGGACCTCCTTTTGGAGGTCCCTGAAGAATTGAAAAGAAACTCACATTAAATTTTTCACTTGTACTCTTCTGTAGTATCTGTTGGTGCCTGCATCAAGTGCACCAAGACCTTGATCAGTACCAGTTGAGAATGGGTTTGCAACCATTCCATATCTGGTCTTAAAGCCAATCTTAGGCTGGAAGGTGTCCTGACCAACAGCACGTACCATCTGGAGAGGTACATAAGGGCAGTAGAACAGACCAGCATCATAAGGATTGGTTCCCTTATAACCTACAACATAATACTGCTCAGCAGCAAGGTTTGCAGAATATGGGTCAATATAAACCTTGAACTTGCCATTGAGGATACCAGCAAAGGTGTTGCCAGTGTCATCAACATTAAGGTTAGCATTAAGTGCTGGGGTGTAATCTAGAAGACCTGCCATGGTGAGTGCAGAAGCAACATCAGCAGAGCAGAGGATTACATTACCCTTCCCTCTTCTTGTTCTTTGAGCGATAGCATTAGCATCTCTCTCAAGTTGGAACAGAAGACCCTTGAACTTCTCAACTGACCATCTACCATTTGAGTCAACATCAAGGTCAAACATGCCTGCTGTAGCAACATTGGTTTGTGCACCAGGCTCAGCAACCTTATAGATGGTTCTGATGATCTCTCTGTTGATCTCAGCAAGGATTTCAGTTGAGAGAATGTTTGCTAACTCAGCTTCAGCATCAAGACCATGAATTGCCTTGAGGTCTTGTGCCAGTTCCAGGGTGTACTCAGCCTTGAGTGCTCTTGACTTTGCAGTAACTGAGAGCTTCTCAATGCTGAATGCCATCTGGTTGAAGGCATTTGCTGCAGAGTCACCAAGTGCTTCTGCAGAAGCAGTTCCCATGCCTTGACCAACCTTGTACTCATTTCCAAGAGCACCAGCATTGTTAAGTACAGCAGGGTTTGAACCAGCAGCTGAACCACCAAGGGCAAAACCAGTAGTACCAAAACCTACAGCAACACCACCATCAGTACCACCAGTGTAATCACCTTGGGTAAGGTTTGCACTGTTGTTCTGAGCTGAGAATGCAGTATCAGGCTCATTGAACAGAGCTTCCTGACCATTCTGGTTAACATATCTGGTTCTCATTGCAAAGATTAGTCCAGTAGGACCATTCATTGGCTGAACACCAGCAAGATCATATGCAACTAGGTTAGGCATTGATCTTCTGATCAGTGAGATCAGAACAGGATCAAAACCAGCTACAGGACCACCAGCAGTTGCGTTTCCTGAGAAACCTGCAGCACCTGAACCTGCACCAGGAGTTGCACCTGATAGGGTATTGATGTTTGGAGCAGCTTCAGAAATGAAGGCTCTCTCTTCTCTTAAAAATCTTTCTTGGTTTTCTAGCAGTTGGGCGGTAACAGCTCTCTTGTAAGGATCTGAAATCTTGTTAAGACCTTCAGCCTCAAGAAGAGGTTGCCACTTTCTCTGCAATTGTTCTGAAAGGAACATTTGCTTTTCTCCTTGTTTAGTCTTGGTAAAGTGTTTGTTTAACTACAAATATTTAGTATAACCTAAAGTTCACTTTGAGAATTTGTTAAGTGCTCTCAGATAAGCATTCATTTGAGGTGTATATTCCTCAACATTTTCTTGAATCAGCACTTCTTCTCTTGTAGAACCTGTTGCTCTTGGGAAATATGATTCCTTCAGAGTTTCCAGTTTCTCACGATAGTCTGTCTCACTTTCAAACTCAACACCTTCTGCAAGACCTGCAAGTTTTTCCTTCTGAGTTAAAGCTAACCCTTCAGTTACATTATTAAAGATGGTATCACTTACAGCCTCACTTAGTCTTTGATTTAGTTGAACATTTCTTTCGATTTGTTCGTTGAGTTTTGACTCCATTTCATCTAGTCTTTCGACCATGCCCTCTAATACATTATATTTATCTTCAGGGATTTCTACATAATGTTCTTCAAAAAGTTCAAAGAGCTTGCCCATAAAGGATTCTGAGATTTCTCCCTTAATCCCTGATTCAATCTGAAGAGCATTTTCTTCAATCCACTCTTCAGATACATACTCAAGATAAGCATCAACTCTACTTGTTAACTCTTCTCTTATTGCAGTGACTTCTTCTACAAGATCTTTTTGATATTGATCTTGTAGTGCTTCCATTGCAGAGATGAGTTTTGATTTAACAGCAGCTTCAAAAATTGTTGCTGCTCTCTTCATAAACTCTTCTGAAAGATTTTCACCTTCCATAAGAGCATTGATGTCATCAGAATAATCAATATTTTCGTTTGCAATCTGATCTAACTTTTCTTTTAGTGAAAGAGTATCTTCTTCTACGACTTCTTCACCTTCAACTTCCCCATCAACAACTTCGTCCTCTTCAACTTCCTCTGATTCTAAAACTAAATCTTCTTCATCAGATTCAGTCTCTTCATAAGACATTGCTGCTTTGTTAGCATGTTGCATTGGATCTGGAGACTTAGCTCCTCTATGCTGAACATCTCTAACAGCCTTTAGTTTTCCAGAAGGAGTCTTATACTTGTTTGACTCATCATCAGGCTTTGAGTTTTGGGGAGTTGGACCTCCTAGATCTTCTACTCCAGCAACAAGACCTTCACCTGGAATGGTTGCTTTATGCATACCTTCGCCAGGCTTGGCACCCTTATTTACAGCAGTGACAGATTTTTTAGTAGATACTTCCATTTCTTGTAAATCGTTACCGACACTCATTTGTATACTCCGAATAAAAATCTCTTGTGATTTATTCTATATTTATTTATAATTTAAAGATTTAAGAGATAATCTGAAAATGCTCTGAGCTTTGTTTGCTCATTTAATTTTCTTTGTTTTACCAGTCTTTCAATTTTTTGTTTTGCTTGATGTGCATTCATTTCCTTTAAAATGCCACCATCCCAAACCCACTCTTTACCTTCCATAATACCTTCAACAAATGCATCTGGTGCTGAAGGATCTGCAACTATATCTGCTGCAGTTGCAAGCATAAAGTCATCTCCAATATATTTAATTCCATTCTTTTCTACTAAAGAACCAATTCCTCTTGAAGAAACTCCAAGTTTGACTCCTTCTCCAAGAAGAGATTTGGCAATATTTCCCATAGGAGTATCAAGGATTTTTGCCTTACCTACAAAATTATTTCCCTCAGACTTAAGGCTAGTAATCATATGTGATACTCTATCCAGATTTACTGTTGGGCCATCTGGATGTCCAAGTTCTCCAAGTGCTCTACCTTGCTTAATAAAAGTTTCATTGTACTTGTTAACTTCTCTGGCAAGAACTTCCATTGGATAGCATCTACCATTTCTATTGGTAACTTCTGCCTGGAGAAATGGTCCCTGAATATACAGGGTCTGCTTTCCATTTTTTTCTTCAGTAATAATTTCTACTGATTCGATTTCTTCTGTGATTAGTTTCATGGTCATGCCTGAGATGTGGTTTGTACTTCTGAAATATAAACACCTGTTGCTGTGCCACCTAATCCATATGCAGCAACTTTTACACTTCTTGCTACAATTGCATTTGTAACAGTAACTGCTCCCCCAACAGAGCTGCTATTGTAACTAACAGTAATGCTAGTGTCAGTTTTAGAAATAATTTGATTATGATCTGTGTTTAGTCCCACAGGTTGAGCACCACTTATAGATACATGATCACCAACAATAAATGGATTGCCAAAATTTTCACCAAAACTAATGGTAGTTGTTGTACCAGTAGTGATTCCTGAAATTTTTTGTCTGGCAACTCTTTCTTTTAATACTTCAGGTTGATATTGTGAAATTGCAAAATCACTAGTAGTTGCTGTTGGATTAGTTCCAATTGCAACAGCAACAGCAGCACCAACAGGAACAA